TTCTAGAAAGCTATAATCCAATGAACGCAATTGATTTGGTGATTCAACATATCCGCACCGATGCGATTAATCAACAAAGACACATCTAGCAAGTAATCCTGCTTCTGTAGTCCATTCTTTTTCTAGCAAATTCATATGTAGTCCTTAGTATTTTCAGGAATATAATGAAACAAAACCCGGAGCAGCGTTTCCGTCACCACGGGTTCTTTTGGAGTTGTTCTTTAGTTTTCGAAATCGTCTAGATAAAAGATTCGGTTGTTCTTATGGCATTCATTAGGAATCCGGTCGAGCCGATCCGATTTATCTGCCATGAACCACCACCAGTTAAGGGGTCGCTCCGGCTTTACCATCACTAGATTGCAATCGCCTCCATCGGTGAAGTGCATGACAATTTCCGGATATTTCGTGATTCGTCGTGCTTTCAATTCAGACTGAATGTGTCGCTCGATACACGAATAATCATCCGAGCCACCATATCCAGAAACATTCTTAGAACCGTACTCCAATTTATGCACTTTTGTGGTTCGTGCAAAAATCTTGATATCGAAATATCGCGGATCAATCGAATATGCTGCCTTGAAAAACTGATCGTTCAGGTGATAGCACGATCCGGAGCAGTCAATAAACAACCAGACGAAAAACTTTTCGCTCATGTCTTCTTGGTCATTAACACATGGCAACAAGAAATCTTTAGGAAGCATGGCATATCGACGCGCTTCTTTTGCCCATTGCATTTCTTCGGAATCGTCTTGTGCTTTTTTCACATAGCGACGGAACAAGTCTTGCCATTTACGAATCTTACGAATATCTTGCGGACGGAATTCATTGATTCGGTCGATTGCGCCTTCAATCAATGGATCGCCGGGGTGTCCTTTTCCCCCAAACGATTTGGACAACTTTTCATCCAAGTCTTCGATATCAGACCGTTCGGCATTTTCAATGACATCTTCAACGATTCGCTCGCCGGGAGATTTATCACCTTTGCCATCGGCGTCGCTATCCGCAGGATCACCCTCACCACCGGACGACAGACTATCAAGCCCCCTATGAGAATCCATAGCATTCTGCGCCATTTCTTTGAGCATTTGGTTGATTAGCTCTTGCCGGGCGTTTTCATCCTTTTCTTCATTGATCTTTTCTTCAAAGTATTCATAAAGAGTATCGTAGTAATATTCATACGACTTGTGCGGAGCAACATCCGGTTTGATTTTACTGAATACTGTATCCAAAAACGAACCATCGAGGGTTGCCTCCAATTCAGGACAGGCAAGTTTGTTCTTATATTTTGGATCGGAAATATCAAAACCGGCGTTTGACGCCGCATCTTCCAATGCATCACGAATTGCACTGTTTGCTTCCGCTAAGTTTAAGACCTCGCGTGTAAATCCAAAGTATTCAACCAACGATTCATTGATCGTAACATCCATTGCGATATTACACAATGAATCTTCCATTTGTGTCATAGGATTTGTGACTGCATCACGATCTTCACCGCGAAGCGAATCCTTTGCGCGCGCGCCGTGGTCTAGAATAACATGGAGACATTCGTGTGAAATCAAAAACAGCTTGGATTCATAATTCAACGAATCCCAAAAGATAGGATTGATGGTGAATTCAATACATGCGCCGGCTTCATTAAAACCGACTGCGGCAGTAGGAACCGTATATGCTACGGTCGGCTTGCCCATTTTCCAAAATTGTGCGAAGACGCCATTCAGGCGTTCTAATGAAAACGCAATATCTTCAAATTCGCCATTAATACGATCTACCCACTCAGGAGTAATTGGTGGCAAATGATCGGATGGTTTGGTGGTATCAGTCATAATATATAGCTCCAAAAGATAAAGCGAGTCGTAAAATGGTGAAGTGTTTTTTAATTCACTTCACCAGAAGATTAGTTGTATGTGGTCCAGCCCTCATCTAGCACGGATTCATCATCGACAGGATTTTTTGCTTTCTGCACCTTCAAATCGTCAGGCAAAGAATCATCGGCAATGCATGAAACCAACTTGTTTTTCAGGTCATTCGATGCCGACTTGAGAGCAAGCAAGTCCAGCAGACGCTTTTCATGCTTTTTGTTGTCGGGCATGTGATCGCGTGTGCATTTCTTGTATGCATTAATGATCTTGACTAGCGTTTCATCGGTCGATGCATCAACCACGAAGTCGTACATTCCTCGCTTGTTGCCGATTGTCTTATCCATCAAGTCAATCGCTGAATTGATTTCCGAACCATTCATGATGGATTCAATTTCCGATGTGTTTTTGGTTTTATAGGCGTCCGCCATTCGTGCTTCTAGTGAACCATCGGTGATTGCACGAATAAAATCGGACACATTGATTTTCTCAGGAAAGAATGTTCGGATGATATCTGCGGTTGCCTTGCCTTTGACCAGCGCGTTTACCGCATAGTCAAGACGACGGGGGGACACATAATTCTTTTCCTCTTTAGACAGTTTGTTCCACCATTGGATTGCCGCATTGCCTTGCCCCTTTGGATATCGCTTCAAGAAAAACGGATTAGATAGCTTATAAGGAACATTGATCTGCATATGGAAACGGTCAAGCTGCGCGCCGTCCAGCATTTCAACATCATACCTTTCATCTTCATCATCGTCCGGATTGATCGCCGTCCATACATACTTAATGTTAGGAAATTTACGACCGTTAATCGACTTGAATTGAATCAATTCCATGACCGCGTTTCGCACTTTCTTAGGCGAACGGTTATATTCATCGAAGAACAATGCTTCAATGGATTCATCTTCAATTGCTTCGGGCCGCAAAAACCCTAGGCATTCATCGCCGGTTCGCTGTCCGTTGTCGTCCAGCTTTTGCGTCTTGTAGGGAACACCAACAAAGTCGGTGAACGGGTCCATTGTGGATGCCGAGAAATACAAAAACTTGATTTTGTGGCGTTTGAATGCATCAATCACACGGGCAGTTTTACCAACACCGTGCTTTCCTGAAAGCAGAATATTCTGCTTGTTTTTGATTGCGAAGTCTAGCATTTGGTCAATAGGTTCAGACATAAAAAGTCTCCAAAAGTGGGGGGTGTGTCTTCGTTAATACCATTATAGCATATCTAGCTGCCAGATCAATAGAGTTCGCTAAATATTTTCAGACAACACTCTTTACTTCCACAAGGATATAAGTTATTATGGTACAAGGATTTACAACACAACCCACCACCGAAAACCTGCTGTCGGAGACTGCATTTTCTCTAGCAATTTCCCATATTCCAAACACGATATTCCATTTACAGACCGCGTTATTGCCCGGAGTTACAGGAACCCCGATTATAGTAAATACGCCACTTTCGCCGATTTCTGTTCCCGGCGACGATCTGACCTATAACCAGCTACAAATAAATTTCATGGTTGATGAAGAATTAGCAAACTGGCAAGAAATATACAATTGGATGAAAAATTTATATACATCACAAAAGACCAGCGACTTTACTACAATCAAGGCAGACCCCAAACTAGGTCCAAACCTAGGAGGCGGAGTATCGGATGCAACTCTTACTCTAAGAACAAACAAACAGAACCCAAACATACGAATTAAATTTCATGAATTGTTTCCAGTTCAATTGGGTGATTTAGAATTCAATGCGGCATCTGACGATGCGATCAACTTAACATGTACTGCTGCATTCGCATATTCAACCTATAACATCGTATCCATATAACATCGGAATCTATACTATGAAATCACAATCAATCGAAGCCATCGAAGCATTATGGGAAACGGATTCAAAATTAGACAAGACTACACTAGTAGAGCAATCATTAGATAATGACTATCTACATTCCAAGTACTTGAAGTTTTTTCGTGAAGCCAAACAGGATTTGATGGAAACAAAAAACACATACGACAAGATTTATTTTACGGCAAGAGAGTATTATTCTGGCAGAGCATCGGTTGAAGTATACAAAAAAAGACCGTTCGATCTGAAAATCCTAAAGCAAGACCTTGATAAATACATATTGTCAGACGCCGAAGTAAGAAAAAATAAACATGCCGTTGATAATGCTCAACTAAAAGTAGAACTTCTTGAAAGCATACTCAAGCAACTATCATACCGCTCATTCAGTATTAAGAATGCAATTGAATATATCAAATTTTTAAGCGGCGAGCGGTAAAATAACTCATGAGTGAAATAGTCTATATATCGAAATTGAACGAGACTCATCTATATGTAGATGCGTCTGCTTCTATATCTGCCGAGATTGGTGAATACTTCAAGTTTAGAATTCCCAACTATCAATTCCATCCTAAAGTCAAGATGCGAATGTGGGATGGATTTATAAATTTATACAATGTACATAGCAAAACACTATATTGCGGGCTGATTACTTATCTGTTGGAGTATTGCGAAAGCGCAGGATACACAGTGCAGCTTTCCGGCGATGTTGCAATTACCGATAAGAAGATCATCACCACTACCGATACGATCAAAAAATATATTCGTAATGATCTTTCTATCAGTGAAGTAAAGGTAGAATTTCGAGAGTATCAATTGGATGCAATCAAAGACGCAATCAATTATCGGCGCGCCGTGCTTCTAAGCCCTACCGCATCGGGCAAAAGTTTCATTCAATATGTGCTGATTCGTATGTATCAGAAATTGTTGCCGCAAGATCAGAAACTTCTATTGCTTGTTCCGACCACATCTCTTGTAAATCAAATGTTGACCGATTTCGCAGACTATTCTTCGGATGATGCATCATGGAACGCACTCGATGAATGCCATCCTATTATGGCAGGGCGCGATAAAGATTCAGGTGATAAACGAATCATTATCAGCACATGGCAATCGTTATACAAACTACCCAAAAAATATTTTCATCAGTTTGGATTCATTAATAATGATGAATGCCATCTATGCGCTGCAACATCACTGACTCGTATCAACGAAGCCGCAATAAATTGTAAGTACCGATTCGGCACCACTGGAACGCTCAAAGACGCCAAGACCCACCATCTTACAATCGAAGGATTGCTTGGACCGGTGATTCGAGTAGCCAAGACCAAAGACCTCATTGATCAAAAATACTTGGCAGACATCGAGATAACAATGGTTCGGTTAATTTATTCAGACAGCGAAAAAAAGGCACTTGCGCGCAAATCGTATGAAGAAGAAAAGGTCTATCTCCAAAATCACGAAAAAAGACTGCGTTTTCTGGCTAATATGGGGGATTATATTGAAGAAAACACACTTTTATTGTTCGATAGGGTTGAGCATGGCAAATCTCTTTATAACGCGCTAAAAAGTGCAAAAAAACCAGATGAGCTATATTATGTGGACGGTCAGATATCCGCCGACCAGCGAGAAAAGATACGGGGAGCATGTGAGCAACCGGATAAGGTTGTATATGTGGTCGCATCTTACGGCACATTCGCAACAGGAATAAATATTAAGAACCTACACAACATCGTGTTTGCATCATCTACTAAATCACCAATCCGATTGCTTCAATCTATAGGGAGAGGGCTTAGAACACATGACAAGAAATCAAAATGTCGCATCTTTGATATATGCGATGATCTTACCCATAAGTCATGGGTAAACTATATGGTTAGACACAGTAAAGAACGGGAAATCCTTTACTTGAAAGAAGATTTTCACTATAATAGAATAAAGGTAACACTATGAAACCAACATATCCGGCTAAGAATAAATTAGTACATGCAGTTGTAAAGTTAGTCAATGGAGAAGAATTGGTGTGCATGTTGCGAAATGACATCATGCAAAACTTTGGCAGCTATCAAAACAACAACCGACATGTTACGTTGCATAAGCCCATGAAGGCAAGCATTGAGCAGTTCTATGAAAAATCTTCACCGCATGATGAAGATGGAGCCGATCATCGACCTGAAAAAGAAAACATTGCCGTCTATGAGAAAACAATCATGTCGGCATGGATTAGATTTGCGTATATCACGGATGTTGATATTTCGTGCAGTCACATATTGGTCATGGTTCAACCAGAAGAAACTACCATTGAAAAATACAATGATCTGATTCTAAAATATGATACGTTCATGACCAATCCTGAATTGGCAGAAGACCTATATGGATACAAATCGAACAGTGACTTCAATAATAATTATCTGATTGACGAAGACGAAGACGAAGATGATTATAATATCTAGATATACTTTAACAAGACAATATGATTATACAAGACAGTCCAAATCCTGTCAAGAGAAATTTCTAAGATTTGGAGAAAAACACGGAAATACATTATGAGTAGTGAAAAAAAACCAGCCCGCACCCGCACCGCAGACGGAAGAATTCGTAGAGCCACACAAAAGAAAGAAGATGCCGGAAACAATTATGTGGACAAGAAAGAATTCTCCGATGAAATGATTGAATGGAAAGAACGCTGGCTTGCGGCAAAAGAGGCAGGCGAACCCACAGTCCCGCTTACGAACTCAATCGGCAAAAAAATTATGCTGATTGCCGAGGGTGTGTCACGAATGAAGAATTTCAGTAACTATACATACAAGGATGAAATGATTCTAGATGGTATAGAAAACTGTATACGGTATGCGCACAATTTCAATCCAGAAAAATCAACCAACGCATTTGCCTATTTTACCACCAGTATCTATTATGCATTCATTAGACGGATCGGTGTCGAAAAGAAACAGGGCCATATCAAGAAAAAATGTATAGAACTGGCAATTGATGACCCTCGATATAATCATGATCTTGGTAGTTTTGGAACATCTGCCGGAGCAATTGCCGAAGTGCAGAAAAAATTATCCGGAGAAATCATGACCTATGAAGAATCACTCAAAAAGAAAAAATCCGGAAAAGGCAAGAAAAAATCCGGTAGAAAGCGTAAAACATCGGCGTCTTCATCGTCGTCTTCAAGTAACGGCGACAATCCACTATTTTAATATATCACAGTATTGCATTGGTATTGCTAAAGTTATACAATATGGGTGGTATCTTAACGGACGGAGAATATAAATTATGAAGGTCGGCATTATTACGGATATGCACATAGGTGCAAGATCAGATTCGATTCATTATCTCAATTATTTCAAGCGGTTCTATGACAATATATTCTTTCCGACGATTGATGATCGTGGAATTGATACGGTGTTGGACTTAGGCGATACCTTGGACCGCCGTAAATATATCAATTTCAAGACACTATCAATGTTCAATGAAATGTGGATGACGCCATTAACGCAGCGTAACATCACACTTCATGCAATTGTTGGAAATCACCAGACATATTACAGAAATACAAATGATATTAATTCTGCTGATTTGTTAATGAACGATGTATCAAAGAATTATCATATCTATACCGGCCCCACCGAAATCGAACTTGATGGGCGAAAAATTCTTATGCTTCCGTGGGTCAACCGCGAAAACTATGATGAATCGGTAGCCGCAATCACAAATAGTAAATCTCCTGTTCTCATGGGGCACCTAGAATTATCGGGATACCAGATGGTTCGCGGCTCTACATGTACTCATGGAATGGAAGTTTCGTTGTTTTCAAAATTCTCTAGAGTTTTTTCGGGGCATTTTCATATCAAACAGCATTCTCTCAATGTTGATTATCTAGGAACTCCGTATGAAATTACGTTCGCGGATTCCGGTCTAGACAAAGGGTTTCATATATTTGATACAGAGACATTGGAATTAGAATTCATAAAGAATCCCGAACCGATGCATATCTATATACCATACGACGACGCCAAAGTTAATTATGATTTGGTGAATGTCGCCGACTACCGGCACAAAATGGTCAAGGTGAATGTAATCCATAAGTCAGATGCCTATGTGTTTGAGAAATTTATTGATCGTCTTATTGCAGCAGAGCCAATCAAATATACTATCATTGACACCGAAGAAATGAATAGACTAGCTGCATCCGAAGATTCTTCTGTAGAATCAAGAGATACAATGGACATTCTCACCGAGTATGTGTCTAATAATTATAGCGACACACACGACCGGACAAAAATCACTACGCTTATGCGTGAGTTATATAATGAGGCAATTGCGCAACAATGATAATTTTCAAAAAACTAACTGCACAGAATTTTATGTCGGTGGGCAACCGTCCTGTTGTTTTTGATCTGAATAGCCATGAAACAACTTTGGTAGTAGGAGAAAACGGCACGGGCAAGAGTCAATGCTATACGGATGCAATTACCTATGCACTATTCAATAAGAGCTTTCGCGGAATCAATAAGCCGAATCTTGTCAATTCTATAAACGAAAAGGATTGTCTTGTAGAGATTGAGTTTTCTATTGGAAAAAATGATTTCCGAGTGCGCCGTGGTCAAAAGCCGAGTATATTTGAAATCTATAAAAACGGGGCGCTACTGGATCAGGACGCAAACGCCAAAGACTATCAGACCATGCTAGAGAAAACAATCTTAGGAATGAATTTTAGATCATTCACACAGATTGTAATTTTAGGATCGGCATCCTTTACACCATTCATGCAGTTATCACCATCTGCACGGCGAGAAGTTATTGAAGAAATATTGGAGATACAAATATTTTCAGTTATGCATACGCTTCTAAAATCGCGTATTGCTGAATTGAAAGATATGCAAAAGGACGTGCAATATAGATTGGACTTGACTAAAGAAAAAATCAAGATGAATGCAGCACACCAAAGCAAATTGATTGAGTCGTTAAGAGAATCGAATACGAAAATAATCGGCAGAGTCAAAGATGAAAACGATCAGATAGCAGAACACCAAACGACCATAGCAAAATACACGCGATTGATAAATGATACGACTAAATTATTGGGAGACATGAATCGTGTAGAAAATCTTCGGCAAGAATATTCTCAATATTTAACACAAATCAAGAGAAATATCAAGTCTGTAGATTCAGACATCACGTTTTTTACAAACAACACTGAATGCCCTACCTGCGATCAGTCAATTGGCGATTCATTCAAGAAAAAGACAATCACATCGAAGCAATCTAAATTGAGTGAATACCGAACAGGTTTGAACAAGCTGAATGAATCTATCAAGTTGTTGGACGGCGACATGAACGAGTTCGATGCACACAAGCAAGCAATCAAAAAACACGAAGATACAATCTCTATGCACTGGCACAAAATCGCCGCGAGTGAAGATTATATCACGAAACTAGAGTCGGATCGTAAATCTAATATAGAAAAGATTCATGACTATGAGACATCGGCAGAAGAAACCGATGCAAGTGAAATACTAGCAAAAGAATTGGATGATTATAATCAGAATTACAAAACAATATCAGAAGATAGACATTATGCAGACATATCATACAAGCTATTAAAAGACACCGGCATCAAGACGCAAATCATTCGCCAGTACTTGCCGATGATTAATAAACTAGTGAATGAATATCTAGCCAAGCTAAATTTCTTTGTGTCGTTTACGCTTGATGAAGCATTTAACGAGTCTATCAAGTCCCGCCATCGCGATGAGTTTTCATACAATTCATTTTCAGAAGGTGAGAAAGCACGAATTGATATTGCTTTATTACTAACGTGGAGAGAAATTTCCAGAAGAAAAAATTCGGCAGCATGTAATTTGTTGGTGCTGGATGAAACTTTTGATGGATCACTTGATGGTGACGGCGGCGATGATCTAATGAAAATTCTTCGGTATATTTCTAACAAAGATAACAAGGCATCGAGTAATATCGTAGTTATATCACATAAAACAGATTCGATGATAGATAAGTTTGATCGAGTGATTCAAGTCACTAAACAGAAAAACTTCTCGCAATATTCGGTGACAGAATAAGAAAATCCCCGGCACAACGCAACGGGGATTTCTTTTATTCAATTGTCTTTTAGCAATTAGTCTTTATGCTGGGCAAAGTCTTTCGCGATCACGCCCATAAACTTTTTGCTCTTTTGGGTATCAGCGAGAAAGTTTTTCGTGAACAGAATCGACTTGCGAAAACCGCCAACACCTTCAAGTTCAAGATAACCATTTTTAATGAATGCATCCGTGTTATCTTTCGTAGCAACTTGCGTTGCCTTGCCGGTAACATTGTCTGTATTCATCGGCAGCGAGAAGTTATGCTTGCTCCACGCGATGTGCATGTTAATGAAGTGGACATTGTGACGGTGCGAAATATCCTGAATCAATGCGTTGCCGTATGGCAAACCAGAATAATTCTTTCGCGTATGAGTAGAGCGGACATCAACTGCAACTCGACCCACGATTTTACCGTCGCCATTGTCATAACCTCCCTGCACTTCGGTATGCACGTGAGACGAATCATCGCCATCGGTGAGCATAACAGCAGTTACCATATCAAGCCGATTGTCGGCTTTGAATTGACCAATCAGACGATTAGAAACTTCAAGCGTACCCACAATCGGAGTACCGCACATGTTCAATTCGTTAGGCGTGCCATAAATCCGACTGCGATTGGTGAAGGTCGCGTTGCAAGCAAAACCATAGACGCCATCACATGCCGTTTTGTATTCGCTCGCTGACATACGCGACGAAAGAATATTGTTGATATTGCAATTCTGATAACCATTATCACCGCCGATATTTACTGCACCGCTATAACCAGTAGTGAACGAATACACTTCAAACGGCACTCGAATCGACTTGCAGAACCGGGTCAGCGTAATAACTTGCTTCACCGTATCAGCAATGACATTACTCATTGACGACGAATAGTCGATAAAAAATACCATGCCGTGATTTTTACCTTTAGGCGACACGGTAGACCGACGAAAGATATCATCATTAGTGCGATACGAATGCAGCCGATTGGTATCAATCACTCCAGTTTTAGCAGATTGGGACTTGCGATAGGTCACTGCCGCTTGATGCCGCTTGAATGCTTGAGACATCGAAGCAACGACCGGCTTAATGGTATCTAGCTTACCAATCAGCTTGATAAATTTCTTGGTCGATTTCATTTGCTCGACCCCGCTAACGAAACTTGACGATGCAAGCAAAATCTTGTAATCCGTTACTTCATAATCGGTCGGCTCTTTAATCGTGTAAGAGTTATGCGTGATATTTTTATCCGCATTTTCTTTCATCATGGACTCGACTGCATCGCCCGTGGTAATTTCACCAGTATCGAATTCAGACGAATCGCTAGTCGACCCAGATTCACCGGATTCATCAGACGATTCGCCGGATTCATCAGACGATTCACCGGATTCATCAGACGATTCACCGGATTCATC